AATACATTAGAAGCATTAGATAAATTTTGGGAGTTACTTAGGCCGTTGAGAATCTTAACGACAGGCGTAAACAAATAATTAGAATTCTTTAGATATTGCAAATTCAGGTTGTTCAATACAACTTTCTGTTATATTTTTTATATCATCTATCTTACATGATACCTTTGGTTTAAACCCACAACCATACATTGTTATTACTATTACTAATAATACTATTACTTTCATTACTTGAATTTTGCCTACTCTGGTACCTAGCTGGTTTCTGAAGGACGCACATGAGTACTTATAAGAATAAGGATCTTGACATTGATAGAAAAAAGAAATCGGTCGTCCTAGAGGATATTAGTTTAGATTAATTACACTTGCGTTGATATCAACTTCACTACCACCATTGATAGTATTCTTACCTGTATTGATTGTATGAGTACCTGAGTTTTGTGTAAGAGCATTTGTTGTAGATGTTGTTTTAAAATTACTTGTTTCTATGATCGATCCGATAACACCTATATTCATACCACGACCTACCTGCATATTTAGATCACGACTGGCATTGATGTTTATATCACCTGCGTCAGCACCTGAATTTAGTGTTGTCATATTAATGTTACCACCGTTGACCTCCACATTAAGACTTGCCCCTTGACCAACCTCTATATTATAATTATTGCCAGACTCACCTTTACTGTTGACTCTAACTCTTAAACCTTTGTCAATCGTGGCTCGAGAGTTACCTTGTATATGACAGTAATCATCATTTGTAATTATGTTATAATTATCTTTCACGACCTTTGTGACTTTAGTACCTTCTGAATCGATCTCATATCCTGTACCTGTTGTATGTCTTTCATGTATTCTCTCATTATCTTTTGTGTCGTCAAATTCTTTTATATGTCCACCTTCTGTTTCATAGACATGATTGTTAGGGTATACAGCGGCATGAGGTATTGCAGGTTGATCCCACTTACCATTATTTTCTGTGTCGAGATCGGCAGGAAAAGGTGCAACACCACCGACAACACCATCTATCTGTGCCGTACCTACGGCAGTTTCCCTCGTGGCACGTCTTTGTATCAATGTGATATGAGGATTTAATTCTTCGCCTTCGGCACCTCTCTCATTTACCGCTAATCTATTTACATCTGATTCATTACTATACTTTGGAAAGTTACCATTGAGATAATCTTGAAAACCTTTTGTTGCGTCTTTTGTAGGTAGATTTTTAGGTACGCCAGGTAGTGTACCCATGATTACAGGTTGTTGTGCTGATGGTCCGTCTGTAAAGAAACCTACAACCCATGTGCCTTCGACAACACCTAATGGCGTCTGTCCTATACCTGATACGGTTGCACTTGTGATAGGATTCATTGGGTGTGCCCATGGTAGATCCTTGGTAGGTAATTTAACTAGGTCTTCGGTATGATAACCTAGACATCTTACCCTAACTCTACCTAATGTTTTAGGATCATTACGATCTTCAACAACTCCTACGAACCATTGAAAGCCGTCTTTACCCATAAAATTTTTCATAATACTATCTCTTTAACCTTATTGGTTTAAGTCCTGTTTCTCTATTTAAATATTTATAGTCTAGTTTGACAACATCAAAATCATTCTTGATCTTTTCAGCGATGACATACGGATCAAACTCGGCACAACTGTAAACGTCTATCTGCATTAATGCAGGATTGGGTTCGTCCCACACATGAATGGCGATGTGACTTGTTTCTATGACCGCTATGCCTGTGATACCTCGATTGCCCTCCATCTTACAGTACTTGACATATGGACCCATTAATATTTTCATATCGATTGAATCGATAAATTCTCTCATCCAATGCTGTAATTGTTCCTCGTCTGTCGGGACCCTATTTGCCTCTGCTCGTATGATAAGATGTTTATGAACCTGTATTGGATTTTTCATACGGCATGATATAATTAATTATCGACCTTCGCACCTGCACGCCATTGATAACATGACCAATATCTTGCGGTCGTCTTGTCTTTTGCTGTATCACAATTGTGCCTCGCACGGAAGGATTTACGCCTCGCAGGATCATCCCTTTTAATTGATAGACCTGTCGTATCACCAAATGATACCTTTACGATATTACCTTTAGGATTTTTAACATAGACATAGAACTTCTTTGAACCGCCACGAATCGGGTCATTCAGTTTCACTTTCTTGCCTTGATATTCTGCCTCTTCTAAAGGTAAATCTTTATAAGTGTTCTCACAAATGGCATCGATGGCCTCTACCTGTTTTAAAGTCTTCATAGTACTATTTATACCTCTCAGCACCACGAAGTTTTTTTAGAGATTTTTTTTGGGATTTTGATCAGTTTCGAGATCCCGAACTCGACTGCTTTGTTGAGGTCAAGCGTAACCCAATCTTACTCTTTGTCTTCCTGAGTATGGGGCTCGTTATAATTCGATTTATCGTTTGCGACCAATAGACATTCTGATTGTATCGAAGCAATATTCTCATCAATCACCTGACGAGGCGCCTTGTTCTCGCCGTACTTCAATTGTCTTAATCTATCAGACATGACCTTGATCGAATCGATCTTATCGCATAATTCACTTATCTTATGTATCATGCAACCATTATAACATATATCAATGCCAATGTCAAGCCGTCATTGATAATGCCCTTTTCATGTATTCGTGGCTGTCGTATTTCTCTCGCCTGGCCAACTCCCTCGTATGAGAGATAAGTTTGTCTTTAAGTTTGAGTTTCTTCTTCTTTAGATTGGCTATGAGTGTGCGATTGTAATAGTTTGTCTTCTCTAGGTGGGATATCTTTCTATCGAGGTATTTGTGTTTTCTTTTGTAAGTTTCTTTATTTGACATAAATCTCCTTATATTAGATTACTTAAATACTTATAAGAGAGAAAAATCCTACGAGAAAAAATTTAGATATATTCCTGCCGAGATCGTTTGAGATAGGAGAGTATCTATGCCCTAACAGATCCCTTATGTACTCTAACTGTATTATACCAGAGATTGGGGGTGTCGTTTCAAATGCTATTATTATACAGATATAATATATTACTTACGTTCCTTCTCCTTATAGAAGTACTCATCGCTATCACCGAACACCCACTTGCTATCCTGCTCACAGAAGTAATACTTGCTGGCGACCTTGAAGTCAGGCGTCTTTAACTCGCTCGGCGTCAGCGACTGTTCGTACCACAGCATCCTATTGTTAGGTTGTGCGAAGAACTGACCGTTGACCAGCTTACCGAAGTTGAACTGCTTGTGTTCAGACGGCACCTCTGCGACAGAAGTGTTTATCATATTGGGGTCGCTGTGTACGCTGTCTATGGTGAACAGGTACTCGCCGCCGACCTTACCCCTGCCGGGCACATAGATATCGACATCACAATTACGAAGCATTCGCTTGGTCCATATCTGTATATCATATGAGAAGGCGTCCCACAATTCTATCTCACCCAACGGCAGCTGTTCACTCTCGACTATATCTTTCTTCCATACAAATGCACTCAACGGAAACTTATCGAAGCAGGCACCGTAGTTAGGTAGGTATGCCTCGAAGATCAACGCCTTGCCCTGCATGGACTTGACGGCGATCAGCACACACTCCTCGAACTCACCATGACCTTTCGTGAGGTCATAGAGATACTCCTTCTTCACATAACACTTGATATATGGTACATTCGCCACAAAATTCATTCGAACTCCTCAAAGTTTTTACCGATACCCTGCCGATTAAGTACACAACAGGAACCACTATAATTGACTATTTAATTGCCGTCTGTTCCTCACGACTATAACCATCATAACATACCTCTGCCGACTGTAAAGCATAGATATTACAATACTTTCTTACTACGCATCCTTACACTTACAGTCATCACATACACACGGACCACCTGTATCTAACTCATCGCTAGGTGTATGCATGACACTCTCACAATGACAATCACAATGGCATTTACTACATTGCTTTACCTCTTTCGTGAGTACTAATACCGTATCTCTATCTATATCTGCCATATATCTATTTATACCTACTACTGCGATTGCTGAGATTATCACTCAATTATTGGGTGGAGACCTGTGTAAAAAAATCTCTAGCGACTGTGGGATAGAGAGGTCTAGGTGAAGATGTCGCTGTCTATTTCTTCTATACTAAATGATTGTTTGGTCTTGTGTACGCCGTCGCCGTGTAGTGATAGACCTATGGATTCCTCCTGATATGCCGTTGCGACCGAGTCCTTGGCACACTCAAGCGTCATCTTATAACTGTCGCCTGTGATGTGGTGCCTCACCTTCGTGATTACATACTTACCCGAGAAACGAGGATCATTGGGGTTCGTGTTGTTCTTGTTGTCGGCGTTTACATCTGCGAGGTTGAATCTTATCAGGTCGCCTGCCTGTAATTGTGATTGACCCTTTACCGTCAATAATAGTGATGTGCCATGTGCTATCTGATTGTACTGCGATATCTTCTGACCTGTCTTGCTACCGTCTGCCTGTGTGTCTAAACCGTATCTGCCGACATCTTTATCGTGTATAAATGGCGTGATAGACTGCAATGATACCCTAGATTCGGCATAGTCGCTTACATTCTTCTCTCCATCATAATCAACCCTGCTATTCATGATGGCATACTGATTTTTAGTAAATCCTATCGTATCCGTGTGAGGTGTCTTGCCAAACTCCCTATGATAGTTATAATCCTTTTTATCAAAACTCTTGTCAAAGATGTTATATGATATGACCCTATGTCCGTATGTACCCAATGCCGTGTTTGCTGCCACATCATGGAAGTTATTGACAAATTCATACTTCTCGACAGATTGATACTCTCTTGCGACCTTATCTTGTTGTTTTCCTTTTTTATCTTTAGTTTCTGCGACATCACTTATCTTTCCTGGTTGATAATAGAAATCTTGTCTATAAGGTCTCTCAAATCTACCTTGACTTGCGATCATGCTCTGCCAACTGCGAAAATAGAAACCACCTGTGGTCTCATAGAAGAAATATCCTACGCCATCAGACTTCTCTGGCACAGATTTATTCGCAATCATATTGATGGCGTCAAAGGGATTTAGGTTAGGTACGACAAACTTAAGCGAGTTACCTGTGGGTTCGACATGAAGTTTCTTTTTACTGTCAAGATAGTCCTTATCTTCCATTATATCTATCACGGCACGGTCGCATTTGCCATCATATGCCTGACTTACCTTTGTTCTCAGGTTCCTCATGAACTCACGACTCGCAAAGTGTAGCGTATATACCATCAATCCTGTGTTTACCTGTGCCCTATCTGATATCTTATAGACATGGAAAGGTTCGCCTGTCTCCTCACTTGCGTCAATTACATCCTCTTTACGATATGTTATACCTGGCGTTTTAAGTTTAAATGCTATTCGCTCTAAACCTTGTATCTCCATTCTTGCGATTTGATTCTTTGCGTCACCTATGACTATCGTACCTGTGACTGCGTTATTATAGATTGATTCATAGATATTCAACTCTTGCATGATGAACTTAACATCTATCTTTTGACCAGTGTGATTCATTAGAACCACCTTGTCTAATACATAATCACCTGCGAACTCTGGAGTTTGATCCTTCTTTATCTTCGTAGGAACAACTCTTACTGTATTTCTACTCATAATATTACTCTGCTATTAATCTATCAAACTCAGCGACAAAATCACCTAGAAGTGATTTATTTAATAACTGAATCTGTCTTTTCTTATCTTGTATTCTTTCTTCGTATTCTCTATTTGATATGCTAGAGGCGTTGTCTGTATCTGAATTGACCTCTACCTTGTGTGAGTAATCACTCGGTCCTTGACCACTTGTGCGACCACTATCTTGTGTTATCTCGTAGTGATGAATACCGTCCTCGTTGCCTGCGCCATACTTGTCTGTTAAGAACTCAGCGAACTGTACTTGATTCATCGGCCACTCATAATATCTGTCTGTGACATTGTTTGTCATAAGAATTACCCAATGTAATTCAGGATCGCCAAACCATTTAAACGCAACATCTTCAGGTTTCTCACCCTCTTTAACATCATACTTGTCAAATAACATATTACCACTCTTAACCGTTGCTCTTAACTTCACTCGTCTTAATATGTCTGGCAATAACTTACGAACCTTATCGCCTTTTATATCGTATGTGAGTAAGGGAAACTTTGAAAAATATGACATGATTAATATCCTGAGTTAATTTTCTCTTTTGTTAGTATTTCTGTTTCTCTAAATGTTAATCCCATTTGAATTTGAGTAGGTGAACCATCCTCAAATGTTCTAACACCATTAGGTGTGTAATTAACATCAACATTTGTACATACACAGGTTGTTATTCTATTAAAGTAATCATTTTCTCTACCTTGACCATCTTTACCCTTAAACATATAATGAATATCAAACTCCGAAGGTAGTGTAAGATAACGAGAATTTGCGCCCTGCAATTCAGGTGCCATGTGAAATCTAAATAGTTGTATAATCTGTTGTACTTCTGCCGTTTCATCTTGATTTCTAGGCGCAAAGTTAAAGTTATATGTGAACTCTCTCACACCCATAGTAGAGAACAAAACTTCCATAAAAGGATTGTCTGCTTGTCCTAATGTTCTATTTAATAATTGTACTGCACCTTCAGCGCCTGAAAGTGCCTCTATAAAAGCAGCGCCTGATCTTCTTGCCGCTTCAATAGCAAAATCTTCTCCGCCTTCTGTAAGTTGTTTTCTTGCTGCCTCATAATCCTTTTCACCCATTGCTGCTGAAAAATCTAATCCTCTACCAGCAAACTGTCCCATTACACCTGTTGGCATATCTTCATACTGAGCAGTTGTTGTATCTCTCACACTTGGTGGTAAGTATAATGCGATTGAGTCTGTTATTCTTCTAGTAGTTTGTCTTTTACTATCAATACCTGTCTTTGCTCTTCTATTTCTATCACTAAATTGTAGATTTGTGCCATCGCTAGATACGCTTCTACCTGTTGTTTTATATCTTTTTCCATCAAGTCTTCTGTCTTCTGAAATTAAACCTGTTCCGTTTGCAAAGATTGGATTATCAAACTTATCAACCCCTATTGCGTTAGGGGCACCATAATCAAACTTTGTTCTTTTCTGTTCGTTGACATAGAACACCATGTAATGACCAAGTTGATCGTTCTCAAATACATCTTTAGGAAACTGATATGTACCAAATCTCAAAGGATCACTATCAAGCACGGCAGTAGGCGTCATGCCTATATCTTGTACTTTTGATGGTGGTGGTTTAGAAAAACCTGTATTACCAGGTCCACCGAATAGATTTGATTTTAATTTGCTTAATGCATTTACTATTGACATAATTTCCTTCTAAATAGTTATATTACTATTTATATGTTATGAATGAAAGATCACAAAAATACAAAGGTAAATTTACACCTCAGAACCCCAGCAAATACATAGGCGATGGCACCAACATAGTATATCGCTCTATGTGGGAGAGAAGGTGTATGAAATATTTTGATGTAAACCCTAGCGTAATAGCATGGGCAAGTGAAGAAGTAATTATACCTTACTATGATACTGCAACTAAAAGGGTGCGTAGATACTTTCCTGACTTTCTAATCAAGGTCAAAACTAAAGACGGCAAACTAAAAACTCATCTAATAGAAGTAAAACCTACGAAAGACCTGCGACCACCTGTAGGTGGCAAAGGCAAGAAGAAGTCAACTGTATTGTATGAAATGAAAACCTATCAGATGAATCGTGATAAGTTTGCGTCTGCTCGTAAATGGTGTGATGATAGAAATATTATCTTCGACATATGGACCGAAAAACATCT